GAGCCAACAGGATTAAAACTGCCTTATATTGTTACGATAGACGAACAATCTAACCAAATATTAGCAATAAGAAGAAACTACAATCCAAATGACCCAACAAAAAACAAAATAAATTACTTTGTACAGTATAAGTTCTTGCCCGGTCTTGGTTTCTATGGGTTAGGTCTATCACACATGATTGGTGGTATATCTAAAGCTACCACATCTATTCTTAGACAACTTATTGATGCAGGAACATTAGCTAATTTACCTGCAGGATTTAAAGCTAGAGGCATGCGTATTCGTGATGAAGCTGATCCATTACAACCGGGTGAATTTAGAGACATTGATACCACTGGTGGTTCTTTGCGAGAAAACTTAATTCCTTTACCTATTAAAGAACCAAGCAATGTATTAATGCAATTACTTGGTTTATTAGTAGATTCAGGCAAACGCTTTGCATCTATTGGTGATATGAATGTCGGTGACATGAACCAAGCCATGCCAGTTGGAACCACAGTGGCTTTATTGGAGCGTGGCACCAAGGTCATGAGTGCAATTCACAAACGCTTACATTATTCACAAAGACTAGAATTTAATTTATTAGCTAAAGTTTTTGCAGATTATTTACCACCTGAATACCCATACGATACTGGTTCAGGATCAAGAGAAATTAAAATAAGTGATTTTGATGATCGTATTGACATAGTTCCTGTCTCTGATCCAAACATATTTTCACAAAGCCAAAGAATTACTATGGCTCAAGAATTATTGCAAATGGTTCAATCAAACCCTGAAATACATGGTCCTACAGGCATATACGAAGCCTATTACAGGATGTACAGTGCTTTAGGTGTAGATAATGTAGATGCTTTATTACAACCACCTGCTGATAACACACCAAAACCATTAGATGCAGGAATAGAAAACAGTGGTTTATTATTAGGTCAACCTGCACAAGCCTTTGCAGAACAAAATCATGAAGCTCATGTACAAGCACACCAAAGTTTGTTTTTAACACAAGTTGTTAAAGATAACCCACAGTTACAATCATTAATTATTAGTCATGTCATGCAACATTTACAGTTCTTTGCATCACAAATAGCTGAACAACAAATGCCACCTGAAATGCAAGAACAAATTGCACAGGTACAAATGCAAATGCAACAAGTTACACCTGAAGAAGCACAACAAATTCAGTTACAAATACAAATGATGCTAGATCAAATGAGTTCACCTATCTTGGCAGAACTAACTACGCAGTTTATGGAATCTATTAGCCAATCAAACCAAGGCGATCCTTTGGTTGCTATCAGACAACAAGAATTAGAACTAAAAGACAAAGAATTAGACATGGATCAAGAACAGTTTGATGCAAAACAACAATTGCAACTACAAACCAATGCTCTTGATACACAAATGCAACAACAACGCTTAGACATGCAAAAAGCTATAGCTGATGATAAACTCCAATTAGCAGTAGAAAGGATGCAACAACAAGCAGAATTAAAACTTATGGAGTTACAATCAAAACTGAGAGGTAATTAATATGACAACATCTTACATAAAAGAGAGAGTGCAAGAACTAAAAGCTCAAAAAAAATTAGATAGAGCTAAAGAAGAAGCAGAAAGACTTGCAAAAGAAAACGCATTAGCAGAAAGAAAAAAACTGTCTGATGAAAGAATTGCAATGAAACAATCTGCAATAGATTCAGGAGAAGTATTTGTAAATACATCAACGCCTGTTGTTCAAGAAACAACCTCTGTTGTTAAAGAAACAAAAAAAGAAACTAAAAAAACTGCTAAAAAGACAGTAAAAAAAGCAGTCACGAAGGTCGCACCAAAGAAAAAAGGTAGACCAAAAAGCACTAAAAATAAAAAATAGGAGAAAATTATGCCAAAAGTAGGTGGAAAAAAATACGATTACAGCCCAAAAGGTATTGCTATGGCAAAAAACGCCGCTAAGAAAAAAGGCGTTAAAGTCCAATACAAAAACTATGGTGGCACTGTCAAAATGGAAAAAGGTGGTGGAGTCAAAGTTATAAAATGCAGAGGTGGTGGAGCAGCTACTCAGGGTCTTGAATTTAAAATGAGAGACTAATGGATGTAGATTTTCTTAATAAATTGCAAAAAGAGATCGATTCTAAGATCGAAGCAATTAAAGAAACATACATGGGTGGTGGACTAAATGACATGGAACACCATAAATACTTGCAAGGACAACTGGAAGCGTTGTATTATGTACAGGATTTTATAAAAAATTACTTTAAGGCAAACAATGACTAAAAAAACAGTAGAATTATCCTCAGCTTATGTAGAACCTGATGAGGTTGTATTAGACCCAACCAAGCTAGATGATTCTGTTTTAGATCGTATGCCTCAACCTACTGGTTGGAAAATCTTGGTACTGCCTTATCGTGGTAAGGGAGTTACAAAAGGAGGAATCCTTCTCACAAAAGAATCACAAGACAAGGAACAACTGGCAACAGTTGTAGCTTATGTGGTGAAGTGTGGACCTCTTTGTTATAGTGGAGAAAAATATGGAGCACCATGGTGTCACGAAAAACAATGGGTTCTCATTGGTCGTTACGCAGGTGCTAGGTTTAAATTAGATGATGGTGCAGAAGTCAGAATAATTAACGATGACGAAGTTATTGCGACAATTTCTAATCCTGATGATATAGTGAGTTTATAAATGGTAGAAAATAAAACAGAACAAGTTGCATCTGAAGAACTAGACATCGAAATAGTTGAGGAAGCAACAGATCAAAACGCAGTTGTACAATCTGACGATGAGTTAGATGAGTACACAAAAGGTGTGTCTAAAAGAGTAAACAAACTTACTCAAAGAGCAAAAGAAGCTGAACAAAGAGCACAGTATCTTGAGCAAGTAGCAGCTCAAAAAGATGCTGAAATAAATGCTTTGCGTACACATACCAATGAACTTGGTGCACAAACTTTGCTTGCAGAAGAACAATCTATTGAAGCAAAAGAACAACAAGCCAATGAGTTGTACAAAAAAGCTGTTGAATCAGGTGATGCAGAGCTTATGTCTAAAGCAGACACTCTTAAAAGCGATCTTTCTATACAAAAAGAAAAAGTACGCATGGCTAAAAATAGAAAACAAGAGCCACAACAAGCACAACCAGTGCAACAAGTACAACCACAGGTTCAACAACAAGCTGATCCACAGCCTACTAGAGAGGCTTTAGATTGGGCAAGTAAAAATACTTGGTATGGAGATCAATCTAACCAAGAAAGTGTTGAAGCAACCCAATTTGCGTATTTTACTCATTTTAATTTAGTCAATGAAGGCTTTGAAGCTGATTCAGACGACTACTACAATGAGTTAAACAAAAGAGTTTTTAAAGTTTATCCTTCATTGGATAATAATGAAAAAGCCGAAGTAAAAGATGATAGACCCTCTGTGCAAAGAGTCGCATCTGCTTCTGTAGGAAGTCGGCAAAAAACACAAGCTAAAAAGAAAGGCGTGACTTTTTCTAAGTCCGAAGTAGATCGCCTCAGAGGGTTAAAACCTTACAACATGTCAGAAGATGACTGGTTGAAAAGAGTAGCCCAAGAGAAACAAAAAATTTCACAAAGAGAGGTAATCTAATGAAAGACGAAAAGAATTTGGACATGACTAGAACTGTTCGTGATTCCGAGACACACGATAAAGAGGCTCGTAGAAAACCATGGCGACCAGTCAGAAAACTTGAAACTCCTCCACCACCTGAAGGCTATGAATACAGGTGGATTAGAGAAGCAACTTTAGGTCAAGAAGATGCAAATAACATGAGTTACAGACTAAGGGAGGGTTGGGAACTTGTACAAGGTTCTGAGCTACCTGAAGGATGGCATTTTCCTACTATCGAACAAGGCAGGATGGCAGGCGTAATTCACAACGAAGGACTCGTTTTAGCAAAAATGCCAACTGAGACTGTACAAGAAAGAAGAGATCACTACGAGGGTAAAACTCGTCAGGCAAATGAAGCGTTAGACAATACTATGTTTAACGATTCTTCTAAAGACAATCGATATGTTAAGTATGATTCTAAGCGAGAATCTCAAGTTACTTTTGGACAAAAAAAGTAACTAATAACAGGAAACTAAATTATGGCAAATAAAAATGCTCCATTTGGTCTAAAACCTGTTCGTATGATGAGTGGTGCACCTTATTCAGGTGGACAATCAAGATACAGAATCGCTAGTGGTGCGACTACCCCAATTTTCCAAGGAGACTTGGTTACTCAGCTAACAGCAGGAGTATTGGGCAGACACGCCGCTACTGGAACTGTGCCTATTATTGGAGTTTTTAATGGCGTAAGCTATACAAATTCTTCAGGCGAACAGATTTTTAGCAACTATTATGAAGGAAGTATTACTTCCTCTGATATTATGGCTCATGTGATAGATCACCCTAATGTTGTTTTTGAAGTGCAATGCAATGCAGCTTTTCCAGTTGCAGACTTGTTCGGAAACTTCGACATTGTTGATGGATCACCTGTGGGCGACACGAAGTCAGGAAGATCAAATACTGAATGTGCAGTTAGTACTGGTAACACCACTGCTACACTACCACTGAAAGTGTTAGATATTTCTGAAGACCCTGATAACTCGGATGTAGGTTCGACTGACACTAATGTTCTATGTGTGATTCAAAATCATATATGTGGACAAAAAAGTGCAGGTTTAGCATAAGGATATAAATTATGGCAATTTCAAGAGCACAATTAGCGAAGGAACTTGAACCCGGTCTGAACAGTTTATTTGGACTTGAGTACGATCAGTACCAACAAGAATATACTGAAATTTTTTCTATCGAAGACTCTCAAAAGGCTTTCGAGGAAGAAGTATTGGTTATGGGTTTTGGTTCAGCACCAACTAAGTCTGAAGGTCAAGGAGTTGTTTTCGACAATTCTTCTGAAAGTTATACAGCAAGATATACGCATGACACGATTGCGTTAGCTTTTGCACTAACAGAAGAAGCAGTTGAAGATAACCTCTACGATTCTTTAGGAAAAAGATATACAAAAGCACTAGCACGATCAATGGCTAACACCAAAGAGGTCAAAGGTGCCAATGTACTCAATAACGCATTTTCTACCAGTTTTACTGGTGGTGATGGAAAACCTTTAATCGCTACAGATCACCCACTTGCAGGTGGTGGAACTGCTGCGAATAGAGCGACTTCTATGGCTGACCTCAATGAAACTTCATTGGAAGATGCACTTATTGACATCTCAACATTTACAGACGATAGAGGTCTAACAATCTCTGTTAATGCTTCAAAACTTGTGGTTCCACCACAGTTAGTTTTTGTTGCTGACAGAATATTGAACAGCACTCTAAGACCAGGTACATCAGATAATGATATTAACGCTATCCAAAACACAGGTGTGTTACCGGGTGGTTATACAGTTAATCATTACTTGACTGATCCTGATGCTTTCTTCTTGCTTACATCTGTTACAGATCAAGGCGAGGGTCTAAAAATGTTCCAAAGAACAGGCATGGAGACTAACATGGAACCTGATTTCTCTACTGGTAACATTCGTTACAAAGCTAGAGAAAGATACAGCTTCGGTTTTTCAAACTGGCGTGGTATTTATGGTTCACAAGGAGCTTAATTGAACGATTTGTAATAGCGTTTATTACTCAACTATTACTTAAAAAGGGCTCAAAAGAGCCCTTTTTTTTCGACTTTTTTTAAATAATACGACATATCAGTGACTTACAATGTGTAATATATGTGTAAAAAGTTGTACATTTATGTAAAAAGATGTATATTACTTATATGGGAAATAAATTAAATAACAAAAAAGGAGAAAATATGAGTAATCAATATCCACTTACCAAAGACAAAACAGGTGGTAGCAAAGACTATCTTTACAGGGGTGTAAAGGTTCAAGTTAGCAGAACATATAGTTTTAATGGAGATTATGTTGTTCAGTCTTACTATGATGTTCCTAAAATGGCTATCTTTGCAACAAGCCCTAAAGAGCTTAAAAAAAGAATTGATAAAAAATTAGATATGGAGGTAGCGTAATGACAAAATATAATGTTTATCAGATCAAAGAACGAGAGTGGAAAAAGAAACACAGAGAGCAAAATAAAGACATTTTGTTTGTTGGTTCTAAAAATTATTTACCTACTGACTTTGAATCTTTCAAAAAAGTTTGCACAGTCAATGCAAATGGTGGTCTTGTCCAAGGCGAAAATCCTTATGTCATCGACAGCTTAGAAGAGGTCTTCAAAGTTTTAAATGGTGCCTACTACAACGAAGAACAAAACGAAGACATTGTTTTTGATAACCATGTAAGTGATTTTGAGATGAAAACAATTACAAGAGACAATGGTGAGGTTGTCACTTTTCGTAACATGCACTCTTTAAGCATTGGAGATATTGTTGAAAAAGATGGTGTTCACATGATGTGTGACAAACGAGGTTGGACTCAAGTGGAGGTAGCGTAATGTTTTATTTAAAACACGATTTAAACCCTGTAGAAGAAAATAGCACCTGTACCACTGGTGCTGT